ACCAGACAAGGAATAGGTAAGCTACGTGACAAGAGATTTGGTTTCACATATTCTTCTATTGATCTCTTAGTCTTTTTGATCTCGACTCCGATAGAAAATGTTGCATTAATCTTTGATGCTTCTCAATCACTATATGACCTAAAGAAGACATCTCAGCCACAGTGTATTTTAATAGCTCTATTGTGATTTCTAATTTGAATTTTTAATTTTTTCTTAATTACACTTACTATATTATACAACTTTTCTTATTATCCCTCCACTGGTATTTATACATTTTGATCAGATTGTTGAATTACAGTGTCTTAATCAAACTGCCCAGCAATTTCAATAATCTCTTTGACTCGGGTCGCGTCAAGACAATCTTTGAGTATTCAGAGAAGAATCTAGAAAGTCTTGTGTAGGTTACAACATGCTTTACGAATCTAGGTCGTTTAGTTGTCTTCTCATATTCCTTTTGAGCCATCAGTGTGGACCAAGAAAATACCCCTCTCAGAACTGTAGTGGCTAGGTAGGTTACTGATGAAGTCCTGAACTGGAGTTCACTCCAGATCCAGAAAGGAATAGCTGCAAGAGTACATGCCTGGGCTACCGTATACAGTCGTCGATGTTTATTTATGTTGAATGGCCCTAACATCAGTGCTAGATCCACATCGTCGTTCTCTGACCATATAACCTTGCACTCCAGCAAGGCTGTGTCAATCAGATCAATAATTTGCTTTCTCGCGTCATTCATTTCTAGGTCTAGTAATGACTGGATATCTATGCCGCCGAACGTTACAATCTTACCTCCGAGTTGCAGTAGGAGAGAGTCTGTCTTTGTCATTCTCAAATTGAATTTTCTGTGCACAACTAAGGTTGAAAACTTTTCAACCTTCGAGCTTAGACTTTCCCATTCCTGTCTAATCCTTAGTGCTTGACAAGGCGTGACAATGGTCAGGTCCCGGTCCACAAGAAGTTTTACCCGGGTGATAATCTGTGGTACTGAGGTGTAATCTAGGCATGATCTAGTCTTGCATGCCAGCACGAACTCCTCATGATTTGGGCTCATGTAAGCATTTCTATGAATTGTCACTTTCCCAAATATCATTAAAAGAGATGAAATCACGAATTGGAACACCTTTTCAGAGGACCGGTACACCTTGACCCAAAGGTGTGACATTTCTTGCAGCCCATACGCAGCCAGCATTAGAACATGGGTATACCCTTGTATTATTCTTTCGATTGGCATTCCTTCATCAAATTCTACGTCACAATTAACTCTCTTGAGAGTATGAGGCTTGATCATTGACATAGCTAGCTGCAGAAATGCCGTATCAGTAATATTTGTTTCTTGATCAATTTCTCTCCATAAGGGTATAAATTGCTGTATGAACCCTAAGCTACATGGTGCCCCTGATGTTATATTCTTCATAACTATAGAATTATGGAATTGTAATGGAAGTAATCCAAAATTCCTTTGAGGCGGGTTCATTTCATTAAAAAACAGTGAGTTGTAAAAGATAGTGTGTGATGGCTCTAGGTACTCCAACAGTGTCATTACACTCCCGCTTCCCTCTCCTATATACAGACTATCCCCGGAGGATTTTGCTGTCTTCCTCTCAGAAGCATATAGGACCGCATACTTATACCAACTAGTGCTGCATTGACCCACTGTCTTTAGTAAATGCTGAATGTAGGTGTCTTGTCTTTTAATAGCCACACAGTTTGGTCCACTTGAATATTCAGTCATGACAGATTCAAACTTATGTGTTCCAATCTCATCACAGTCTATGTCGAATGAAAAGAAAAGCCCTCTCTGTAATATAGGATCTTCCAAAAAAATGTTATCATCATCAATTTGTGTATTAAGGCTATCCAAGTCTTCCCTATACAGGTAATCTATTTGTGATCTAGCAGATGTGCTCTCTCTCAGGTTCGATAGTACTCGTCTGGTGGAGAAATACAGATTTGTCATCAACGATTCTAACTTAGGCGCCATAGATATACTTAAGAGATTTCCCACACGATCTGATACATTCTTGTCTGCATCTCTAAGGTATACCAGGAATTGGGTTAGAGTTGCACATTTTTCTATTGCATTTTGTTCCCTAATGATAGGAAGGGATACTTGAGTTCCTGACAACAAGACAAGTAAGCAGCATCTCCGTGCCAAGAATTGCTCCATCTTAGGAGTTAGATCTCCATCCTGGACGTTGAAGAAAACATATGACGGCTCATTATTGTCAAGTAGGCCACTAATATACAACTTGCATCCGTATTCAATAAGATCGCGACTAGCTGCAATAAAATCAACACTTGCAACGTACGGTCCTGATGCCTCAGAGCAAATACCCACCATATTGATTCTTCGCCATACTTCTGGGTGAGATATAGTCAATGCAAGATTGGCAAACTGAATGACAGGAACTCTCTCAAGTGCTTGTTTGATATATAATAGGATGTTCTGCTGTCCTATTACCCTCAAATAATAAAGCTGATAGGCTAGGTTATTAAGTATCTCTTGTCCAAGGTACATACTTAACTGCCTTATATCACACATGAGAAACTCTGAGATCCAATTGATTGAGTTGTCAAAGGTGATTAGAGCATCATTTTTAACGGATGATCCAATTCCCTCTTCCAGAATACAATCGCTCACAAGTTGTGCTGCACACTTACTTAACAAATCGATTGCTGCATAACCTGTAATTGCATCGATATTAAGTTCTGTGAATCTAAAATTCTTCATGTAGAGCTCTATTGATGCAGTTTCAGGCAGCGGCGCATTATCAAATAGAAATCTATTCTGTGAGGTTACTGTTATAGGATGCAGGTTTTGCCTTGCTTCATTAACTATACTCCCATCTATCTCTCTCGGGCAACATGATTGTCCAGTATGCAAATGTAGTGTTTGGTTGTTGGCCACCCACTCCACTTCCATTGGATGCAAGGCTTCCAATATACTGAGCCCAATGAGCATGATTTGTTGGTAAATTAAATTGGAGTCGACAGCCGTATCATCTCTTTCAAGCTTTTGGAAGTCATTGCAAATATGGACAAACGAAGATACTCTGGATAAACTAGCAGGCGTGAATTTTTGCACACTAATCCCGTCCGTCAAACGGTGTTGTATGTTGGAACTGCTAGGTATCGGTGTTAGGAGTTTCAACTGGTCCATGGTGATATTGCATCTCGTGTTCGCGATAATACATGCTTGCTCCCAGTTTACTTCAATGTCTCCGAATGCCCACATGTACACAGAGGCTCCTCTTAGTGCTGCTTTTAAGTGGTGAGACATACCTTTGACTGTTGCTACGGATGCAGCCCTTCTCTCTTCTGTTTTAGACCCTAAGTATGGTACTCTCATTTTTGTGTTGGTCAGGTAAGGTGCACTTATTTTAAAAGGGCCAGGTAAATGCATCCAAGTGAAGTTCTTATCCCCTAGTTCACATAACCTGCAAAACGAATTTTCCCCTATCAGCGACCCTGTGATGAGTTCTAAAGTATCTGGTGATGTTACCCCTGCCACTCCTCTTCCGCCAAGTATGTTTTTCCAGCTGGACGCCCTAAGAAACTCAGCAAGGGTGACACTGCATGTCTCTTCCGAAAGAAGGGATGTGTCCCATATCATCCTCTTCTCTGTAGTCAAGCACTCTCCTGAGAGTACACTATCATGACATGCAGAGATGTAATTTATAGAGTATTGCAATATTTTATCACACCTCTTGCGGGAAATAGGCTGACTCATAAGTGCTGTCTTAATGATAGTAGGAGTTGTGTCTATCAACCCCTGAATTTGTTTTCTCTTACCAAGGATAGAACTCTCCATTACAACATGTGCCACTCGGGGCATTACACTCTCACGATCTAGTAAAAATTGGGCTAATGCTTCTTCCTCCTCATGTTGCGTTTGAATTTGGACACCGAGGAGTAACGGGTTTGTTGAGTGAGCCAATAATGACCTCTGGGTATGTTTCTTAAGGTATGTAGTAGGCAATTGAGTGTAAGGAATGTTTAAGGCATAAGGGTCAGCGCATAATGTGACCCAACCCCCGTCACTTGGCTCTCTTAGCATAATATTTCTTAAAATGTGTCTCGGAAGTAGACCAGCCATTATATAGCATTTAATATCTGCTAGCGAACTAGTCACTGGGTCCCCTATGTTTCTTGTGAACAATCGACTCAAATTTAAGAAGTTGAACCCACCTACTTGCCCAGGGAGTAGAGTGGCATACTGCAGGTTTCTATAATTCTGTGATCCAATGAGCTTCTTCACATTCGAGTAATCACAAACTATCGAATAATGCTCATCGAAAAGAAGTTGGGTCATGGTGTACACTTGGTTAAGTAATACTGCAACATCTTTCTCAAGCCCATTTTCTACTAATCTTGCGATGGTAGATGACAGATTGCTGCATGATGATACAGAGTTCTCTCCTAGATGATCTGCAACCATACAAAGTTTTGTTGCATTTTTTAACAGTTGGCTCAATATCCTCCCTTCCCAAAACACGCGTTTCGAGTAAACGAAAAATGACTGACTTTTTATTGTCTCGTTTGGTTTCAGATTATGCCCCATACCAAAATTGTGTTTCTTGAATTCAACAAAGTAGGTTTCACACAGTGCATCAAGTTCTGGTTGGATGATTTCAAGTGTTTCCCCTTGGAAAACTTCTCGAGTGATTCCGATCACTTGATTGTCTCCTTGGACCATGGCTGCAACCCTAGTCCCAACTTTTTCTGCAACACAGTGTATTATGCTTATTGAAATCATTGTCCACATCTTTTGACACAATCCCTCAATTCCTCCCCTAGGTGAAACTATAAATATACTATCGTTAGGTGCATCATCAAGATTTGTTGAGGCCATGTCTGATGGGGGTGAGTATGGATCCCCTACAAATAGGGTACTGTCCATCAGTCTGAGGTGAATCCATTCAAATCCATGCGAGATGCCGAATAGTTGATTAAGTGCTTGGGCAAACAGCTTGATACTGGCATACCTCCAATTTAGGCAATACTTTTGAAGGTCAGTAGTTAGAAAACCCGCAGTGACTGTTTTCCTCTTCCTCAATCCTCCCTTGTGGGATAGTTCAATGTTGTGATTACCGTAATCCATTGAGACTGCAGCTTGATCCTTTTCAGTTGCTCTCTTAAGCCCTAGCTTCGTGGCGGCAACTCTTGGTGACAGCTGAGACATTGCAAGCAGGCTTTTTGTGAGTGACAATTGCTCCATTGAGACACCATTCTCTTTAAAATATTTACACACATGCTGAGAAAGAAGTGATTCAAGAATAACCTGACAACTTCTCATCTTCCGGGTCATTTTGGCAAAGATTCTACCTGTCGTTTTAATTTCTTTCTCTTTCAATGAATATGAAGCACAGAACTCATTATCCGACAGATATGACAGTGAAGTCACATACCGGAATTCTTCTTCCGGATCAAAGTCTGACGACTCAAGGAAATCGATGAGCAAGCGGTTGCTTTTTTGATTCTCTAATAAGTGACACTTGTGCTCTCTGCCAAGTAATGACTTCCTGAAGACTGCAGTCCATTGGGATTTAGGCCGGCATATTGCCTTATCTTTTAGAAAAGTGCTTAAGTCATCATAGAGATCATAATCTATACTTTTCTTAAACTCTAAGAGTGCAAGAGCTTTATACTTCCTCAGCATAAATGCGTGAGATATTTCACTTGACTCGTAATATAGCTGCCTCAGATCATCATCATGGATTGATGAAACATCAATTACTGGCCATACACCTGAGTGTGATCTCCTATATCCATTAATTATAATCCCCTTAAAAAAAGACAATGTCTGCAGAACAGTGTCATGTTCAATCATCTTCGGTGCACACATGGATTCTCTGACTTTCTTCGCTGCACTATCAGCAATAAGTAGGGGGTGGCCGAACAATCTCATGATACACAGTAACTCTGCACTTTGGTCAGGGCTTAATCCAGAGTAGATTGATGTTAGAAGATCACATACTCTGCCAACATGTCTTGGGTCTATACACTCCCTAAGAAGCTCTCTTATTTCTCTCATATTGAATGCAAAGAATGATCCTGATTGTACTTCACTTGCATCATGGAGCTGTACTGCAGCATAAGCTAAACTCTCAAGTGTAGCAACGAGATCGTAAATCCTTTCCCCTATGTCACTTGCTAGGGAGTCAACCAATAAGAATAGGTCTTCCAGTCTGCTGCTTAATTTGTTCAGAGAGACTGATAGCTCACTTAGTACCATTACGTTGTCACGGCCCTCGGCCACATCCGCATACATTAGAACCATTTCAAACGTCAGCAACGTGAACTTCAAAGTACCATAGTCGACAATAACTACCACATCGGGAGTGATCCCTATGAATCCCCATGCTTCACTCCAGCACTTGGTCGTCTCTGCCCTCTGGTGAATTCTGGACTGCTTTATAAGATACCTCATGACCTGTTTCAAATGCAGCCATGACCACCTTGAATTTGTCCACGCAGTATGGGTTGCCTTAACAGGATCATTTAATATTGCTCTAGCCCCTACACTTAAGGGATCCTCTTGACAAATCTTGCCTGTATGCACCGGATTAAATAAGAAACTATTATTAGTTAACTTGTGACTAATGGATGAGAATAAGTGTTCATACCGTGGTGTGTTCTCTTCTATTACTCTTCTAAGAACTTTGTTCTTTTCCTTTTGGAAAGTGAGAGCAGATTCACATTCAATTCTTAACAACCATCCTAAAGTTTTTGGATGAAGCACCGGCGTCAGGTGTTGGCAGACTAATTGCCTTCTCTTAAGATGCTCTAGTAAATGATTCCTTATCACAATAAGCTTTGTTTTCAATTTGTTTTCATCTCTGTGTATATTAGACTCCGAATTAAGATTAGTCAAGACTGCACTCCTTAACTCGGGCGGTAACGGGAGGCCTATTAATTTCCACAGGAGTAACAATTTATTTCGAATTAGTGGTGAATCCAAGTGGACTTCAGGTTGTATTATTGTGTCCGACTGTATTTGGTCCATGATATTAGAAGGGTCGCCCCTAAGTATTCATCGTGGGAATTAGGGAAAGTATGACTACTCTCCTCAACTCAATTTTTTCTTAATTGGAGGCAAAGGTCTTTTTTCTAGATCGACTAAAATTATCAATCATCTTGTATTAGCCCGATATGTATGTTGTATATCAAAATGAGTTATGGTTGATTTTGAGGTAACGGTTATAAATCAAGAACATAGAAATCAGATTGAAGTCTGCTAGTGCCATCTAATTGTGCTTTAACTTGGAAGTAGTGCAAATCACTATGATTAACATGGAATTATTGCTATTATTGGGCAAAGCTGAATCTTATACTCTCAACTCATATAATAAGGGCACGATCCTAAATTCCCCAAACACTCCATCTGCAAACTCTGCAATGGATAAACAAAACATCCTACTTCTCACCTGATTCCTAAAGCATGTGGTAGTGGAGTAGGAGCTCTGAGTATTGGTTGGAAATATAGTCGTCTGATGGATCCAGAAATATTGGTTTGCAATCCCAATCCTCGGCTGTTGTCTTGATGTTGGTGCATCCAAATAATGGCTAATCCAAGCATAATCAGATATGTTGCCAGTGATTGAAATAGGCCACATGTCAGTGTATACTCCTGTGACACACACTGCAGGACATACACTTGGCTTCGTGCAATAATTCGGCTGATAGGACGGCCGCGGGAACTTCGATGACAGTATGGGTTTAACTTCTCTTAATATGGTAGTATTACTTGAGTGTAGCTCAGCTATATCTATCTCCTGTGTAATCCCCAGCGGCCACCAGGACGATGCCCTCTGATACATTAGCAATTTTGACCCCACAAGCATTAACCGACTTTCTGCTCCCATCATGACTTTATCACTTCGGATTATCTTGAGATTGCAATTCCCCAAATTGAATAGATCTAATTCACATGATAGTATTCCTTGTGCCCAAAATCTTCCGTGGATGAATGGGGGTTTATACGAGTTCTGGATTGTTTGATTTGTATATGGCAACTTGCAATAGTCATATTTGTTCTTTGCATCGAGCCAATAAGGGGTAAGACTGTTGTATAGGCCAGTATTCTGCTTCACTCCTCCGTATATGGGAAAATGTATGTGCCCCTCTACAATTTCCCCTGATCCGACCCCGGGATAATTAGCAGAAAAGTCTCGGAATATAGTCTCTGTATCTACCAGCCCTTCTCTGTATGTCCCATTGAAATATAATCTGCCGTGCACCATTCCAGTTGGCGTATCAGATTTGTAATCGTCAGACTCTGCTTCTGTTACAAGGCTGCATAGTATCTCACACCCAAACCTTGAACTTATAATACTGCACGATTTCCGGTTCCTATCATCAGATAGTACAGCGCTTGCAGTTACCAAAAATACAGGAGTTCCTTTCTTCAATACTTGTAATACTCCTAATGATATATACATGGATGATATCCCACTATCCTTACAACCTTTCTCTATGATATTATGAGAGTAACACCAATGAGACGAGGCCATATGGAATGTGGGAATCCGAGTGCAACCTCCTATAGTAGTTGGGCCCGGGATGAAACTAGGGTGTTCAATTAAGGTTATGGGTTTTATTACAGTTCCATTTGTTAACTTATTGCTAAAGAGAGGGACACCTATACCCCCTGCATATTCTGGGCTGGATGATAGAATGGTCGATGCAGATCCATTTTGGCTTAATATACTGTTGATACTCTCAGCAAGCATGCCAATTTGTCCTGCAATTGCCTGTTGCGATGAGCTGACCAGAACATGCAAGTCCAGTGCCACAATTTTGAATATTTCACCTATTTGATTGTTTGGCACTGTTAACGCCTCAGTTATTTTATCGCTGACTCGATCCACGATGCCATTACCCAGCTCATTGGTGTCGAACCCCTGAGGATGGGCAACCTTCGATAGTGTGATTGCAGATAGGACGACACATGTGACAACCATGATTATAGTAGTAACTCGGAATACTCCCCTCCATGTCCTTTTACTACTTTCCCTATCCATAGCATCCAAAATATTCATTTGTGATGAGTCCATTCCAACTGGCTGGTGAATGCGTGGAATGTTACTAGGAAAAGAGCCCCGGTTTGTTAATAGATGAGACAGCTATGAGCTGCGGCAATATTGTCACAATGGGTCGCCCCTATTTCTCAGTTTTCTTGACGCTTATGATCAATACAGCCCTCCTCATTTAAGTTTTTTCTTAATAGCTATCGAAGTGGAAATCATGATGAGAATTATAATGAAGTTGTTATTTTGATTTGCTTAACTGGAGATCTCTAATCCTTATCTCTTGTTGCTTAATTTGTGTCATGCTCAATCAAAATTTAGTGTTGTTAACATACGGGTTTAGATCTTTCTTTGGCATGGTTGAAAGCAATGCTACATTTTTAAGTTTTATGAGTATATAATACGATAGTATTGTGATTATAACTAACCAGATAACGACAATACCAGCAATCACACAGAGGGCAATGATAGTGTCATTCGATATTAGGGTAGGATTTACTTTACTCAACCAATCATTGGACTTACTTATCAAATCTTCTACTTTGGTTATAGTATTATTAATAGAGCCTAATTCGCTACTTATATCTAAAGAACCAGATGTAGTTACTTGAGATATATCAATGGTTATATTCTTTGAGTATGATGAGGATAATTTGCCTTCTAATCTGAGGGTAATATCACCTAACTGGATCAACTTGCAAGTGGACCTATCAATAACAGTGATTGCTGCGTCAGAATTTTGGGCAACTATTCCCTCCGGGTCCAGGCACCTACAGATGATAGATCTGCAGTTGGCAACAACCCCATTTGTAATCGTGACATATCGTGATGCCAATGCACCTATTTCTGTGGTATATTGGCAGTCATTATATTTGCCTTTAAGGCAGTTTGCTACCCTAACTGGTAATGTCCTAGTGTTAACTTGTCTACAGTAGAGTGTTGTCTTACTAAACTTACATGGTTGTGTATCTAACTCTTCAGCAATTATATTGCTCTGAGCTATAAAGCTTGGAGCAATTGCTTTCCCCTCACCTTTTGGTGTTGCCACACTGACTGTCAAGAGTTCTACTGCCCTAACCCCTTGGACCCTTGAAACACTTGGATATGATACTTGAATCAACAGTATCTGGTCTGCTGAATCATACCCTATAACTTGTCCTGTGATCAATTCTGCTTCATATAATGAGTTAATTTCTGTATCTTTAATTCCTATTTGTTTTGTTAAAGCAGCCATATTGCCCCCACACAAATTATAAAGGGCTTGGTATGATAATGTGGAAAGAGCGGGATTCGTGATTTGATTTTTGAACACTGTAGTGATTTCAGTTAGGTAGAGAGATAGAAATATTCCCAATTTGTTTGCTGCAACCTCGCATCCTAACTGATTTATTTGAGGTAATATTTCCGAGTTGATGAAGGACTGGACCTTGTCAAGTGCAATAGCAGATTGTTGTAGCCCGTCTTTTAGTTCCAATACTGCTTGATTTGTATTTTTGATAGACTCTTTCAACTTCCATATATTTCGTGCATTTTGTTGTGCCTGCGTCATTGCAAGGGCTGCAGTCACTTGTGCAGTTGTTGCTACGCCTAGCGCTACTGATCCTATGATAGCCCCAATAATTCGTTGGGATGGCTTATCGGCGTCTTTTAACAAGGCATTTAGGTTCTCAGCAATAGGCAATAAAAGATTTGAAACAGTGGAGTTATAGGATTCCAGGGTGTCTTTAGCACATGATGATAAGTTCTGCGGAAGTACAGGTATAAATCGAAGTGCAATAGTTCCCTGCAGAGTTTGAGTATATATAGCAATCTGTCTCTCCGAAGCGCTTATTATCCCAGCTGGAGCTAATATAGAGTTGTCAAGTGAGACAGCACCTGGAATGTAACAAGTGAGGAGAAAGAGCAACCGAGTACGAGTCATGGTTGAAGATTGGTTCTTGTAGTGCATCTGGGCCATAGGAGGGTTATTAGGGTCGCCCCTATTTTTTACACTGGTAGAGTTTTTTATAATGCATAACCTAACATTTTGATTATAATAAAATTTAACTAGGGTATAGTATAACATTAAGAGATAGAGAACGATTGTTGGTCGGCTTCGCTGGGTTATCATAGATTTCTCTCTAAGGAAGGTTAGTAATTACGAGTGATGACATGTACTTAGTATTCCGAGATATATATAATGGTTATAACTGTGCTTTCATTTCCTGAAGGGGTTGAGATGTGGGATTGATTTCTTGTTGACTTCAACTGCTCCCTTTACTTCCAGATCTTCAGAGCGTAATAGCTCTCTCTTCTCCCCCGCTTGGATGATTATGGTAGCCTCAGAGATACAGGTTGAGCACGACCACATTAGTTTTGCAAGCTCAGGAGAGGACTTGCTGACTGGTAGGCAGCTTGTTCCAGAAGATGAGAAAAACCCCTGGGCATATTTGCTGGACTTCCCTGTGATTTGGGCAATGACTGTTGGGCCCCATAGGTCATGGAGGGACACTTTTATCCCCATTGCCCTTACTTTTTCTTGTAGATTAACAAGCGTCCTGGCTTCTCCCTTTGCATTTGTCTTCTTGAAGTTGCATAGATGGAACCATGCATACCCACAGAATATTGTTTCCCCGTTTGTTTCCACTTTTTTAAGCATTTTTGCCTGCGGATGGTCAGCATTAATTTGGAGTCTGAACTCAATTTCTAGCTGAACTTTAAATAGGAGATTTGACTGAATTGCATACATTGCGCGTGGGACCCTAAAGACTTTCCCATGATTCAAGTATGTAAATGATAAAAACATCGGCTTGAATCCGTAATTGACTCCAGCTTGGAGTTTACTGGGACACTTGATGCAATCCTCTGCCGAAGTAATGAAACCGCCTGACCTCACTGTGATTACTCTCTGTAGTGAGAAAGGGCAATTGTGGATTATCACTGTCATTTTCTCATGAGAGGTTGCTGACTTCTTAATGGAGATGTCTAGGGCGAACACGTCCTCAACAATTTTCTCTGGTACATTGTCTTGTCTGACCGCTCCGAGTACAACTAACCCTGCAGTGATACAGTCAGGTTTTGTAGCCTCATTGACTGTCTCGAATCCTGTCCTCATGTTTCTCCCAGGATTCGCAATTATGAACCCGTAGACAGTTAAGAATATTGATGATTCCTTCCCGCCTCTTGAGTCACCAATGTGGTCGTATCTCACCTGGGGCTGCAATTGTCGAGTCCCATCATCTTGTTGCCTAAAGATTAGGGGAAAGGATAGCAATTCAAGGTCCTTAGCCGAGGGATCGGTATACAGCTTGATTGATGTTGAGGCCATGGTGAATGGACTCCAGTTCTTCTGGGCGATGTCTGGACTGAACGTGTCGCCCCTATTTTTCCCTTTTTTATTAATTTTCCCAGGATTACCTATTATCCTACTGTTGAGGGGGGAGGGGATGGTGGCTTGATTGAAGGCTTGTGTTCAATTGCACTAGTTGATTGAGTGCAGAGATGGCGGGCTGATCAAATGATACTGGGATTCATTATATAGTTAGGAGTTGTAAATTTGCTGTTTGAGCCTCATGTAATCTGATTTTGTACGGATTTTGTCAAGCTGGTTATACAGTTTCTGTTTCTTTTTGTCATTCTCAATTAGACTCTCAATTAGAGCCTTGAGAGAATCGATGTCTGCAGCGTCAATTTCTGCCTTGATAGGGTTGTTTGCATCTCGTCTTTGATGTAAGGGGATTGGTCTGGCCAGTTCATCCTTTGCCATGATCCCCTGTTCGTATGGAACTGATTCAAGGTCACCGTATCCGGCCTGTATGACTACAGCTTGCTTTGAGGCTTGTTTCATTTCCGATAAAGACTTGTAGCCTGCATTCCCAGGGTCTAAGACTTGGATTGATGCCAATTGGGTGGACATAAGAGCAGTAGTTGCCTTCAACTGGTTGATATCATTTCTGACCAGAGGGAACAATGCAGCATTTCTGCTTATGTCACTCAACCGGTCCTCTACTCTGCTGACTCTAGTCACGATGTCTTTGAGCATGGTCATTATCATCTCTACAGAGGATACAGGTAGTTGGGCACCTCCTGCAGATGCATTTTTCTCTTCTGGGATAAGCTCGGATTGGGGTGCAGTTTGGGTTGCACCAGCTTTCCACCAGAGTTGATCCATGCTCATTGATGATGGAATACTCCCTTCTGTGTCCGGGAGCTGTTGTGGTCGTGATTCGGAGGCATCGTTCTTCATTGGTGCGGCCGGCTGATTGGCCTTCCGCTTCGTGACTTTGGCCCTCGGGGCGGTTTTCCCCTTCTCTGGTTGCTCTTGATATCGGAGCTCTCCTCCAGTGCCCTTTTTAAGAGACTTGTCTGCATTCAGTTCAGCTTCTCTCTTTTTTTCCAGCTTTGACAACGCTTTGTCAAGATCCGATGGCGCGTCATTGTCAGGGTGAGCAAGGCTGGTGTTGACTGACGCCTCGGCTCTGGCAGTTGGTCCCTTGTCCTGTTCATCTGTCGTTTTGGGCGGCCCTTGAACATCCTCCGGCAGTGCATTGTGCTCATCACTGCCTGACTTGGCTTCTGGCTTGGTCTGGGTGCCACTTTCTTTCTCCCATAACTCCTTCAAATGGCTTGTATTGCCGGGAGCCACTTGTGGTTGCCCCAGTGTCTGTGGCCCTTTGACTTCAGCACGCTGAATCTCCTTGATCACAGAGGAGCTTAGATTGAGCAGCTCAGCGATCTCATCATCATTGCTGAAATCCATGGTGTTTGAGATTGAATTGGAGGCACTGTGTCAGCCAAGGGGTTTTTGTATCTAGGGTCGCCCCTAAGTTTTTTTCTAATCAATAATAAAAGATTTAAATCCAAAATTGCAAACAGTGAATTTTCTTCCATGATTGTGTTTACCTTATTATCGTTGATTGTTGATGATCCTTTTGTGCATTTTATTACCAGGACATGGGGTTGTCATCGTCTCCACCCGATGGCTGGGTGGGCGCCTGCGTCTTTCTTTGTACTGGTGGTGTTTCTGGGTCCTCCGCATTGGCAGGCGTGTCATATCTGTCGGCCGACATGAATGCTGGAGCTGCCTGGTCGGAGCTGGTGTTGGCATTGAGGTCAAGATTCCCAACCAATGCTTTGACTTGTCTCCGTGCTTCTGCAGTGAGGCCCATCTCTTGTGCCACTTTCTCGTCAAACGATCCCTGATTGCTCTGAGCAGTTTCGACACCTAGTCTGAAGTAAGTCTCGCTGGTGAATTCTCTTGCGAACTGATATTTGGCTACTGATGCTTCCAAAACAGTTCCGATACCCATGGCATATGAGTATAGGGTGCTGTAATTCGCAGGTGCAAAGTTGCCCATGTCTGAGTCTTCAAGAAATGCCATATAGGGTGCATCTTCACCCTTGTTCTTGTAGAGTCTGATCAGGGATGCCATCTTCTTTAGTTCTCCAGAGAAGACACTCATGGCGAGTGTGGGGTAGTGAGTTCCGATTCCAAATCTTAGAGTTAGGAAGAAAGCAGTCATCCCTGCATTCTTAAAATATAAGCTGATGTCACCTACCATAGCATAGTACCGAGATGTGTTACTACCCATGGCTGTGGCTCTCTTACACTCAGAGACCATGAATTGCCGAAGCACTAGGCTTCCTCTGACAACTCTCAGCATCTCTGCACGGACAGATGAGTGGACCATAACCTGTTTGACAAGCCTTCCTTGCTGTTGGTACTTGGCTATTCTTTTCCCTTCCGATTCAGCTGCTGTGTCAGGTGCAGTCATGCACTTTATTGCTGCAATCCAAATCTGTGCAGCAATGCCCTGAAGCCTGTCTATTGTTTCTGCCAGGTCTAAAGGATCCCTGGATTCGATGTCATCTGAGATAAACGGGTGTCCATTAGCACAAGACTTTGGTATGTCATCGGCAATAGCAAGTAATTGTTGTGCTCTCTTGTCAGAGACCCCACTTCGTGCGTTAAATCTCAGGATTCCAGATTGGAGATCTACCTCATCCACCTCTAGGATGGTAAGGTAGGCATCGGCAGCTCTGGATGCAAGAGTTGCATGAGCCCTCATGTTATCTGAGTGGAGACTCAATAGTGATATGATGGCACCCTGTCTCATAGGAGTTGTAGACGATTCACTTACAAGCCAGCGGAGGTTCAGACAGGCAAGATTCCATCTTTCACCTGGATCCTGCGATAAGGTGACACAGACTGGCACCTCTGCCCTTAAAAGCCCAGTTGCGGCTGCATCTACTCGACGCGGAGCTGGCTTAACCAACTGATCCTGAAGTGATTGATATTCATTGAATATAGACGCCATCGTTAGAAGTAGACTAGACTGCCAATAACCACAATTAGAGGTTTCGGAGCCGGGGTCGAATTCCAACTAGGTCGCCCCTACAACATCTTATTTTCCAGTTAACGGTCACGTGGGTTATCTAGTCCTTGTTTGGT